CTCGTAAATGCAATTGTGATTTCATTAATTATATTTATAAGCACTTAGGAGCTAATGGTGCTTGTACTTATAATTATAATGGCGAAAACTTTGTCGAGTTCTCTCGCATTGATGCAGAGACTCGTGAAGTGTGGAGAGTCTTCGAACTTAAACAATTAAAGTCTCTATTTGAAGCTTATAAAAAAAGTAAGCTTCCTGTACAAGATTCACTTTTCGACATTGCTTAATTTTCTGTGGTTTATTTAAAAGTGTTCCACATAAAAAAAACACTTTTTTAATTTTAAATCTTTTTCTATGTTTTTAATATGGAGGAAACTATTATGATGGAAAAAGTTGAATTAAAAAATGCAGATGTCCTTCGCGAAATAGTGAAGACAAATCGCTCTAATATGCCGGATAGAATTAATATTATTTCTCTTGAGTTGAATCTTCAACGCAATGGAAAGTTGAAAATGATATCTCGTGTTATTAGTCCGACAGCCAATAATGAGCTATTTTATTTGGACAAGAGTACTTATAATACTCATATGGTTAAGACCGTCCAAGAAAAGAACGGTCGTCCTTACGAAATAGAGGCTGTTGTTCCTCGATTTTCAGAAGCTTATATTGAAGTATCCATTTTAAAGGAATACGCAGATGTAGTATGTAACGGCGTATACAAATATGGAAGCGAATTTTATATTCCGTCACCAACTAAGGATGATGTGTTTATTCACTTAGTTAGTGGTAAAGAATATCGTAATTTTCCTGAAGATAAATGCATAGTATATGGTCAGTTTAATGGCCATTGTTGTGCAATAGCATCTGCATCAGATGCAAAGAAACTGAAGTTATCTTTGTATGCTGTAAGTGGTGTTAAAAATTTCAATAATGCCGAGTGGTCAAAAGATATCCACTGTGGCATGTACGAAGAATTATTAAGAGAGCTATTGAAATAATATAGCTCTCTTTTTAATTAATCTTTTTTGTTTTTAGATATAATAGGAGGAAAAATTATGTCTATCCAAATTAATAAACAACTTTCTCAAGCAAGTACTCGATTGAGCCAAATGAGAGCTCCACAAAAACGCTTACATCTAATCACCAAGTATGCCATTTATTTTGGCAAATTTGAAGGTGGATTGGTTGAGTCTTATGAGTACTTTGATGGCTCAGCTTTATTCAACTACCGTAAGGTAGCAAGAGCAATGAATGCCGAATTGGAATCATTGGGAACCCCTTTCTTTATTAAAGACGAATTAGTTCTTGGTATGGGTTTTCAAGCACGTCCATACTCAATCAAATCTTATTTTGTTGCGACTACAATTAAGACAATTGTAGAAGCAATCAAAAATAGAACAAGTAACGAAATCGTGCGACTTCACATTCCTACAATGAGTTCTGAAGAACGTGAGGATTTTATCCAAGCTCTTAACAAAAATAAAGAGTCAAAGTATTGGGGAAAGGTTGTTATTGTCTCAATGACAGATGAAGCTCTTAATGAAGAGGTTGATTTTTTAGCTGACATGAACAGCTTTAAAGCACCTTATTGGCCTGAGTGCCAATCTTACTTTAACGTACTTGAAATGTCTCATGAGTCTCATGATGATATCAAGATGAGTTCTCAGCTTTGTAAAACATTGTTTACTGCTGATGCTGAAGCAACAAAAGAGCTCGTGTTAGAAAGAACAAAGAAACTCGTGGAACAAAAAATGTCACAAGTACAACGTCAAGAAGCATCTGATGCTGCACTCAAAGATTTGTTCGGTGATGTAAGCAATCTCATGAATTGTTTGAGACCAGACTTTGTACAAGAACAGTCTGCGTCTTTATATCGTTCTACAGTAGATAACGCCGTTGAAGGCATGTGCCGCACTGTTAATAATTTGAATTTACCGTGCGAAGGTTCTTATGGAGCTGTTGTGCCAGAATTATCATTGTTGTTCTCTAACGTGGGTCTTCTTCATTATGGAGAAGTATATGCTCCAGGATTAGATGGTCAAGAAGTATTAATCATCAAATATCCTAAGATGGGCAATCATGAGTTTATGATTGCTCGTTGTGTTGACAAGACTGAATATATCAGTCGTGCTGTAGGTATTCTTTCTCCAGAGCAATTTAAAGAGTTTAAGCACATGGTCGAAACTCTTGGAGATGGTTTATGTGTGTTACCTGCTATTGCTGAAATAATGAAGCAATTAGCAGGTTTAGACTTTGATGGTGATAAGGTAGGTCTTATTACTGATAAAGCTATCGTCGAAATTGCAAAGAAAACTGAATCCGTTATTACTGTTATTGAATAATAGCGGATTCTTTTATTTTAATTATTTTTATAGTATTCATTTTATAGGAGGAAAATAAAATGAAAGTAAATCAAATGGCATTGAATAATAATGAAATTACATCCGTATATATGAGTGAAGTTGCTCGCCAAGAGCTTGTAGATGTTGGTGTAGTAACTAATAATTTTGATTTCAGTTGCTTGGCTGAAATCAATGTTCGCAGCGGTCAAGTAAAATTGATTGAGGAAACTAAGAAGTCTTTTAGAAATCTTGGTATCTGCTTAGGCTCTACTAATCTTACAATGGATTCTTTCAAAGGTTTATTGGATGTATCTATTGATAGTGACCATGTATATGGCACTATGGTAGATACTCTTAATGTTACAGAAGAATCTTTGAATAGAATCATGAGTTTATTGGTGTCTGGTAACATTAATGACAACAATACTCTTCTTGTTGCTGCACGTGTATTGCAAACTCTCGGGCGCTATACTCAAGAGTATGGCATTGACTCATTTAAAACTTTTGTTAAGCCAATCGAAGTATTAGCTGACGAAAAATTAAAAGGTATGCGTTCCGCTTTAAAAGAGTCTCGTGAAGTTAGAATTAACTGGGACTTAAAAGAAGCAGGTGTCAAAATCAACACTGACAAAGATGAAGAAGAATGTTTCTTTATCAAAAGTGTTATGTCTGACACAAGAGATGAAGCCATCGCAATTGTACAAGAAGCTGCTGAAACATTAGCACAAAGAATCCAAAGAATGGATAAAGTACGTGCATATGTATCTCAAAACAATATCTATCATGAAGTAGCAGAACATTGCATCAATTGGATGCAACAAGACTTCATGACTCTTTCCTTTGCTGGCAGAGAATACAAAAAAGAGTTGCAAGAAATGATGAACGGCAATCTCGATAAAGTAGCTCGTGAAAATGCTCGCAGTAAATTCGACCCTTATTTTATGGGTCAACGTAACTTGCTACGTAAAATTCTTGCTACAGTTAATGTGCAAGATGAAAAAGCAGCTTTATTGGCTCTTAAAGTAGCTTGTGATAAACAAGCTAAGAAAGATGCTGATGCAGATGTTATTGCTAGAAAAAATGGTGAAGAAGTTAAAAATCATTCTGAAGAGTCTGAAATGACTTCTAGCTTAGTAGAAAAACTTCTTAAAGAAGAATACTCTTTACTTACTATTGGCTCTGAACACATTGCGAAACAAAAATTAGTAATGTGTGATATTGAAGCTGGTACAGAAGTTTCCTTCAATAATTGCTATGCTGTTAAAGACGGCAAAGCTGCATATGGTGTTAATTTGCCAGATGGAGTATATGTAATTGTTGAAGAAGACGGTAAATTCTATGCCACTAAATCTGTTAAGAAACACATGAAGGAAGAATTAACAGAACAAAAAGAAATTTCTGACATCACTATCAGAATTAAGAATATCTTTTTCCCATTAAAAGATATCTTAAAACGTGGTGCAGAGTGTGGCATTGAGTTACGTGATGTTGCACGTGATAAAAATGGCAAAGTTGTTTACGATGCTATTCTTATCAACAACATTGTTGTTGGTAAATTCGATTGCCCTTTGCAAGAGAACTGGAAGAAAGAAACTAAAACTTTAGTACGTTCTCCATTCTTTGGCAAATGGAACGTTAAGTGTGGAGACACATTTATCTGTAGCAATGGAAGCACTAAGTCTTTCTTAGTGTTGTCTAAATAATAGTAAAGCCCCAGTTATCTGGTAAATCAATACTGGATATACTGGGGCTTATATTATTTATATATTTGAGTATTTATTATGATTAATAAGTATTCAAATATATAAATAAGAAAAATATTTTTTATTGTCTTTCAATCAATACCCAAGTCGGGATTTAAGAGTCAGTCAGATTAAGATTGGGTCCCGAACACGCTATAAGATTTGAAGCATTTACTAGATGAGCTGAGTATTCGTCTATAGTTATGTGAGAGCAATTTTCTTATGTGACTCAAGTGAAGGTTCTCCTATCTAGTAAATCAAAACTGGTTATGTAACCTTCACTTGAGTTGCATAAGGTTAAATGACTTACGCATAAGCGTAGCATCGTTTTAAAAAAACCGAAAAAAAAAGAAGTGAACCCTCGAGCGTAAGCGAGAGGTAAACTTCTTTTGTATTCCTAAGTTACGTCAACATAATACGTGAACGTCTCTTTACAACAGCAAGAACGTTCCCGGGCGAGGGCTTTCCTCCCGAGCTAGGGAACCGGGAACGTTCGCTGCGTATCTTATAGTATATAAGTTATAATTACATAGCATTTATCAGTTTCGTTTATATTGTAGTAAATCTTATAAGGTTATTTTTGTTCTCTGGCTTATATGTTTTTAGTATCTGTTTTTGGACGTAATTATCCCTAGCGAACGATAATCGAGTCTTTAATCTTACGATACTATCTCATACTCAGTCCTAGAGACTCATGTCACCATGAAGACAAGAATAATCCCAATGCCTACTATTTAACAACTCATTCAGTGAGCCCTTACATGAATACAGTACTATGATAGATTATTCATGTAATTCCTTGTCTAAACTTCTTAGTATTCACTAGTTATACTAATTAAACAAAGCCCTGTTTGATTTATCTTGTATATAGCAATTCGTAATACAAGACTCATGAGGAGCAGAAACCACATCCCCAGTGACGACAATTCAATTATTCTTTTAATCACACATATGTTCTCTCTAACTTCGTTATAGAAGCAACAGATGATTTGCAATAATCATCATGCCGTGTCGATTCTCTGAATGAGCTGACAAGACTACCGTTTTATAGTGGTACGTCTCCCACTGACCGTAATCCAGTATGTTGTGTACGCATCGCAGCGTATAGTAGGAAACCAGGTTACGTGTCCTCCTTAATTGAGTAGTAAGGCCACTGTGTATTAACGTTTGTATAGATGTTCAATACACTCAACATCTTTTAGTAACTATATAGTACTACAAAGAAAAAAGAGTGTCAATGTATATTTTAGAAAATAAATATTTTTTTAGAATTTTGTTTAAGACCTGGAACGTCGTTAAACTTATCCAGAAAGGCAGGTGGTATCACATATGGTGAAGATTACCTTGTATAATATTGGTGAGTATAAAAAGAAGCAGTTTTTATATTGTTTTGTAAGCTTCTTTTATGCTTGTTGTTTGTGTATTCCAAACATGTTAAAAGAACCAAAGAAAGATATATATTTGGAATATAATGTATCAATGCTTCGTATACTCCCCCCTACGGGTACTGCATTCAAGCGTATCATTCAGCAACTTGCAACGCTATCCGTTTTCCCACACAGCATCCACAGTATATCTAAACCAGAGTATGATGGCTTCGCCGTGTAAAGCTATCTTAAAAATAATTTCTAAATAGTTTTTATGTTCATGTGAATAAGAGAACACACTATGTTAATAATATATTATATATATACATTATATATATGAACATGAAAACTATATCTAAATTTTTAAATATAAAATTTAAAATAAAAAGTTCTTGACAGAACGTTACTAGATATATTATATTATATATATAGTATATATCTCTCCCGCAATTATATAAAAAAGATTTCTCCCTGTTTTCTTTCTTTGTATAAGGTTGTTCAACGCGGGAGACAATATATATTATAATATGTGTGATGGCAACAGGATGCAAATTCGCATTAACAATTATTTGCTAGATAAAAAAGACGCTTATATAATTATCTCAGTCTAATTTTTTCTGTTTTGTATTTATTTTTTAATATAATATATTTAATTAAGATAAAAAAGCATAAGTATACAAAACAGAAATCTCTTAGATATTTTATATCACCCCGGGGATTTTTGACACCAACTATTTTTTAAATTCGATAGAATGGGAAGTCATGTTTTTCGGTGTGTTTTCTTAAATATGTATAAAAAAAACTTACTTTGTATATTTCTTGTGAGAAATCAAAAGTAAGTTTGAATGTTATTCAAACTTAACATTACTATACTTTATACATATTAATCACAAAAAAATTTTTTATTTAGTGTAAGAAATATATAAGAGAGTGTGAAACAAACTATATATATAAGAGAAAGAAACAAAAATATATTTTTTAATTAAAATAAAATAACCCTACGGGCTTAGAATATATTTTTTAATATACATATTTTTATTTAATTAATATATAGAAGCGGGGCTGGACTAGAGCTTTGCTAGATAAACAAAATAAATAAAAATATTTTTGTAAAATAAATTATTATATATAAGAATATATAGTAATAAGATTTGTGTAGAACAAATCTTAAAAATTATATATATAATAATTTGTATTTGAGTTTTTTGAATTTTCCTAGAAAACAAAGCTGAGAGAGGAACGAAGCTGGTTTTGTTGCTTTATTCTATATCTTCTGCTTGGAATGAGAGAGGAACGAAGCTGGTTGTTTTTATTGATATGTGCTCTCTACTTAAAAGGTTGAGGATAAAAGACCGAAGCAAGTTTAGTGTGTGCCTTTAAACCTTTTATGTATATAAAGACGTAGACTTATTATATATAGCCTTACTAAAACGTGTCTTCTTTTTCTTTATATATATTTATATAAGCTAACGCTTATATAATATGTTTCTTTTACTCTCTTATTATTCTATTCTATCTCTTATACTTTATATATTTATTTATTATATTTACTCTTATATAAGAGAGGAACCCAGAACCATTCTTTTCTTAATCAAAGAAAGAAAAACTGGAACAAAAAGAAAGAAAGTTTATAGCAATAAACATTTCTTTCTTTTTTAGAAAAGAATTAATATGTCGTTTCTCTTACTAAAGGTTATTCATTAAAATGATAACCTTTATTTTTTTTATATATAATATATTTTAGATAGAATATATCGTAATTTTTTATAGATTATGATATATTTATTTTTTTTATATATGTAAAAAATAGCAGTATTTTATTAATAGAAATACGGTAACAGTCTACTGCTATTCATAAAGGGAGATAAAAAATCCCTTGTATAATAAAGGTGAGTGGCTGAAAAAGAGCTACTCACTTTTTTATTAATTTTTAATTTAGTCATTTAATACTGTAGGAGGTAATTCATCATGACTAACACTATCAATACAACACTAGCATTCATTAACGCTCTTCGCAATCGTCAAATTTTCTTCGTTAAGTCTTATGACGCATACGAAGAGAACAACGAGCTTCAAGTGAATTTTAAAGACCATGAAGGTAGTTGGGTTTTAACTAATCCAATTACTTCCGAAGAAGCAAAAGAGCTTATGTCTAATTTGCCAAAAGCACGTCGTCGCATGATGGTACGTGCATATGGCATTTAATATATATTAAGAGGAGTATTTCGGTGCTCCTCTTTTTATATTATATTTTTCTTTTTATTTTTTGCTTTCATATATAGGAGGAATAAAAATATGAAGTGTAGATTATATTTTAAAAACCCTTATCAGGTATTCACTTTAAAAGGCACAAGAGAAGAAATTGTTGCCAATTATATTAATAGTAACGAATTTCCTATTCTTGAGATAAGAAGCTACGGGAAAGTTACAAAATTAAAAGTTTTAAATGCTTGGAATAAAGTAGATACCGTAAAAGTACGTTGTTTATAATTATGGGAGGAAAATAAAATGAAATTTGAGTATAGTAAAGATAAATATTCATTTTTGAATGTTAAAAAAGATTTTGCTGATTTGTATGATGAAAGAATATGGGTTATTAATTTCCATAAAAATGAAGGTTGGAGATATAATCAAACAGTGTATTCTATTATCGATATTAATAATGATATCGCAACTTGCGTATCATATGATGAAGTACAAAATATTCCTTTAAAAGATTTGTCTCTAACTAAAGAAGAGGCAGTTAATTTTGAATTAGAAAAATTAATTCAAAAATTATCTGAAGAGGATAGAGAGTTAATAAAAGATTTATTAGAAAAGCAAGCTCAATTTAGGGAATTAGAGTTTGCCGGCGAATATTGCTAAGGAGGGAAAATAATATGTTCGACAATCTTTTATTCGATAATTTAATTCTACACAATTGTGGAGTAACTATTGTAGATTATAACAGTGTAGAGAAAGTAGACGACAATAGTTGTCGTTTCTCTTTCTTTCATCACTATCCAGTAAATGGTGGCGTATTAATTAATTACGTAGAACGTTACTTAGTAACGGATATGAATGCAATTAAAAAAGCACTGCATTTATATATGAGAAGTAATGGTCGTAAAAGAAATTTGCGTAAAGCATTTTTGCTTATGTCTAAGTAAAAATTAAAAGAAATCATAGAACATATGTTTGTTTTATGATTTCTTTTTTTTATTTTATTGTTTAAAGGTTCGCTTCTATTATATATCTGGTAAATGATATACCTTATATAATAGAGGTGAATTATTTTTTTAAGGTGTAGCCCCGCATCAAAGGGTTATGTCTTTCTAGTAGTTTTTCCATAGGAGGTAAACATCATGGAAAAATACATTCTTTCTGACACTGGTTTAGTTAACAAAATCGAAAGTGATTGGACTTGGGCCAATTCACTAAAAGAGGCTGTTGATTATTTTGTTGACTTGCACTATACAAGTCCCGTCAACAAAAATACTATAATCAAAGTGTCAAAAGATACTACTGTTATTCTTCCATCTGTCTTTGACGGTGAAGAATGGCATAAGCTACGCCCAGCTACTGTTGCTCTTGCAACTGATAACTTGGGTTATAAAGAGATGGTTTAATACCATCTCTTTTTTATTTTTTTAATTCATATTCTTGTATTCATTATATATAGGAGGAAATATATATCATGAAAAAAAATAAAAATTCTTTTATTCCATTTTGTAAAGTAGAAAAATTACATTATAACCGTCGCCAACAATATGTAAAGGCAATGGTTATAATGGCTCCACTTTACAAATAAACAAAAATATCTCTCTACCATTATGATATGAGGTTAGTATTTAGTAGATATTATTGATAAGCCTTGTATCATAATGGTGAGAGATAAAAATATCTCTTTAATATTTTTAATTAAAATTGTATTTATTCTATAGGAGGAATAAACCATGGAAGAATTAAAATCTATTACAGTAAATGATAACACAATTATTAATTTAACAATGCATGATATTACTTATATTTCTGGTGAAGAAAAAATTGTCTTCCCAGGAAATAAAGATGCAGTTGTTCGTATTGAACAAGATTATGTTCCAGTAGGAAATCCATTTGGATTGAAATTAGAAAAAAAAACTGCTAATAAAAAAGTTAGTGGTTTACCAAAACAAAAAGAAGGTGTCTTCTATATTGTATCTGGATTAATTCGTAACGAATTGCCAGGACGTACAGATTTGTTAGCACCTAGTCAAAATGTTAAGAATCAAATAAAAAATGATGCTGGTCATACTGTAGCCGTTTTGGCTTTTGAAACAAATCTTTGCTAAATTTTAAATCCTATATGATATAAAGCTAGTATATTAAAAGAATATGCAAATAGCCTTATATCATATAGGTGAATTAATAATTTATGTATTTAATAGGGAGGTACAACTATGAGTTATGTAGTTGATATCAAAACTGGAGAAATTGTCTCCATTACTTTCGAGGCTTAAAAACCTCGAAAGTTTTTTATTTAGGTCGTTATGCGTGCGACGGTAAAAAAGACGTTTTTCTTACCACCTTGTATTATATAGGTGAAGAGTAGCTTAGTTACAGGAGCTACTATAAAATGGGTACTGTAATCTCTTGCGTCCGGAGCATGGATATGGACGCGTCATTTAAAAAATTATTTAATTTATTTGATAGCTGTCTCAGGGGGAGATAGCAGAAGGAGTTTAACATGAACAATTTATTCGTAATTAAAGGTTTCTTGGCAAAAAGTTTTGAATTAAAAACTGCATCTAACGGTAAAAGCTATGCAGTTGGTGCAGTAGCTGTTGCTACTGGTACTACTGATGCAAATGGGCGTAAGCAGTACAATTATTTGCCTATTAAGGCATTTAATAAAACAGCTGAGTTGATGAATGAGCATTTGGTTCACGGAGATTATATCGAAATCTCTGGTCAACTTAGTATGAATTCTAATTACACCGATAAAAATGGTGTAAAACAGTATGGAGATATGTTCTGTGCTGTTCGTGAATTCTCCAGACTTTCTCAACGTCAAGTAGTTCAACCAGCTGTTGAAGAACCAACAGTAGTAGAAGCTGGTTCTACAATTCTCTAATCTAATGTAAAGAAATCATATATGTACACGGCGGGAGCTAAGAAACATATATGATTTCTTTTTTTATTTTTTTATATATTATTTTTCTTTTTTCTTATTTAAGAGTAAAAATAGTATATAAAAAAATAAAAAATAGTTACCGTAACTAAATAGGGTACAGAGTACCTTGTATCATATCGGTGAGGACGGTTTGGTCCTTGGTTATATCCTTTTTCCTTTTTTATATTTATCTGATAAAATCGTCTTCGACATGATTTTACCTCCTGTTTTTTAATATATATTAAAAAAATAACCGTGGGGCACACGGGGATAGCCTATCGCCTGGACGTAAGACTTTTTTAAGTATTTAAAAAGCAGACCTTTGGGTAGGAACTTCTTAAAAGAAGATGCCAGTTTACCTCCTATAATAAATATATATAACAACCAACGAACGGAAATGATAAATATAAGAGATATAACTAAGGACTGAAATAAAAAATGGTATAAGAATTTGTGGTGAGTTCTTATATCATTTTTTATTTTTTTATATATAAATAAGAATATAAACAATAAATATATAATAAGTAAAAAATGATATTGATTATAGTTATTTTTTATATATATAAAAAATAATTGTAATGAGTATCTTTTTTTATTTAATAAGTATATTTTATTTTAATTATATAAGGAGGTGGTGTCCTATGGACATTGCTAATAAGAAGCGAACATATGTTTGGGGTTTCCCACGTACCTTTTTGGGGAAAGACACTACAAGATATATATGCTTCGACGTTTCTTTATCCTTATATAATTAAGTTAATTATTATTTTTCTGGCTTTTTAATAAGTCAGGAAATTAATATATATATTTATTTATTTTTAGCCATTAAGGCAGGGAGGTTCACTATGAACATTTTAAGATTTTCCACAATGAAAGACATTATGCCAAAAGAAGATGGTGTGTTTGCTATTAACGTTACTGGCCATCGCCCAGATAAGTTAGGTAATCATTGGTCTGCGTTTAGTAATAAACACAACCATATTCTAAAGGCATTTAAATATTTCTTGTGGAAAACTATTGAGTGTAAGACTCAACAAGGAATTCGTCATTTTAGATTGATTTCTGGTATGGCCTTGGGAATTGATAGTATTTTTGTACGTGCTTGTAAAGCATGCAAAGATTACTATGAGCCTAGAGGAATTCGTATTGAAATTATTGCTGCGATACCTTGTGTAAAGCAATATTCTAAATGGCAAAAGAATTCAAAGGCAGAATATCGCAAGCTATTAGATATGTGTGACTCTGCGAAAATTGTCTCTTGGAGATATTCTCCTAAATGTATGCAAATTCGTAACATGTATATGGTAAAACATGCTGATGTTACACTTGCATACTGGAATGGTACTGATGGTGGTACCAAAAACTGTGTAGATTATGCTATTGAACGCAAAAAACCTTTCTTTAATATCTATGATATTGCGAAAGAATTTGAAGAAAAAGCAAAATCTAAATAATTAAAATTAAGCACTATGTAGAGATTCAATTCTCTATATAGTGCTTACTATTATTTTTCTTTTTATTTTTTTAAAGGAGAATGATAGTAAGCACTATATAAAAATATATAGGCTTAATTTTTATTTTTGTTTTCTATATAGGAGGTAAAACTATGGAAAACTTAATCACCATCAAATCTATTAACGCTGTCAGAAGTTTGGTTAAAGGCAAAGATATGTATGCCTTTTGCTCTGAACCTTTAGATAGCGTTAAGGCCCGAAAAATTTACGAGCCATTTTCTTATCTTGAATTACATTTAGCATCCGTAGATGAGAAAGAGGTTTTTGTAAATTTTTCAGCTAAGACTGTTCTAAGCACTGTTAATCGAGAAAGTCCTTTCTTAGAAAGCAGTGTTAAAACAGATTGTGTTGTTACAGGGAATAATGATATGCGTTTAAGAAGTATTATTCCACGCTTCTCTGATGCATATATTAGTATCACCTGTATCAACCAAAGTGGTTTAGAATATATTGCGAAAAGACCAATATTTAAATATAATGGCTCTTTCTATATTCTAAACAAGGAAGAATTATTAGTAAGTTGCTTTACAGGTGTAGTACTTGATGAAGCAAAAACTAAATATGTTCTTTCTAAAACATTGCAATATGGATACGATGCATTAGATTATTCTAATGAGGATATGTATTTAAATTGTGATGCTATTTCGTCAGCTGGAAATTTAAAGCAAAACAAAATTATTTTGTATTGCGTAAATCATCCTACATTCGACATTAAACTTTTTAATGAAAAGTGTTTATATGGTATGTATAAACACTTAAAAAGAGATGTTGGATTTAATATGGCTGACAATAAGAAAAAATGGTCGCAAGCAAGTACTAGACTAGCACAAATTAAAGCTTTTATGGCTGAATGTGCTGTAAGTAATTGTTACGCCATATTCTTTGGTAAGTTTTCTTGTAAAACAAATGTAGAGGGTGAGGATTTAGAATTTGCTGATGGTCATGGTTACTATAATAGTAAAGAATTGACTAAACAAATTAATAATCGTATTAACCCGCTACATTTCAAAGTGGAAGAAAACACAATATTAGGTATGGGCTTACAAGCCCGCCCTCTTAGTGCTAAATGCTTTTGGTTAGCTGTTCCTGAAGTAGCTATTAATCATTATATTAATAGCTTTAATGAAGTAGAACACTATTTCGTTGAAACTGATGGAAACGAAAGTCGAGAAGAATTTATTAAGGCCTTATGTAAAAATAAGGACAGTAAATTCTGGGATAAAGTAGTTATCGTTCATACGACTGGATTTAATCCTGAAGAACCAGTATGTTGGTTCACAGATATGAACGGTATAAAAGCTCCATTTAATCCAGAAGCTAAAGCACACACCAATATTCTTGAAATGTCTCATGAAGATGAGGAAGATATGCGTAATGCATCTACTCAACTGTATAAGACATTGAAACTAGCAAGTCCTGATGAAGCAAGAGAATTATTCTTAGACCGCATCAGAGAAACTGTTAAAGATAAAAAGCGTAAGCTTCTTGGTGATTTAACAGATGAAGAAAAAAGCAGAATTAAAGTATCTGCTGGTGACTTGTTAGGGGATAGAATGTCTGTATTACAAACATTACGTCCAGATATTATAAACAATGAATTAGCAAATTCCTATAGGAATTCTGTCGATAATTTATTAGAGGGCTTACAAAGAGATGTATATAAGGCATCATTTAAAGTCGAAGGTTTTTATGGCTTTATGATACCTGAGCTTTCATTATTATTCTGTAAAGAAAGATTATTGAAAGTAAATGAAGTATATATCTCTAAAAATAAAAAGAATAAGAAAGTAGCTATTACTAAGTATCCGAAGATGGGTAACCATGAATTCGGAATTTACATTGCGATTTCTTATTATGAATATTTGGAGAGAGCTAAAAAAGTAATGACTAAAGGTGTATTTATGTGCTTTAAGAAATTATTATTAGCTCTTGAAGACGGTTTAGTTGTGTGTCCAGCATATGGCATCGTACTAAACTTGCATGCTGGTTCTGACTTTGATGGCGACAAAATGTTCATCATTACTGATGAAAAAGTTATCGCTATTATGGAAAAGATTCAAAGTATTGCAACCGTTTGTCTATAATATTCAGTATCTAATATTGTGAGGAGGAAACACATTATGATTACAAGAGAAGTATTTATGGAAACTATTGGTGCAGGTATTGACCCTATTGGTGTCACTACTATTAATTATGGCATTGGTAATGATTTAGAAATTGAAGCCAAGAAAGCTATGGTGAGTGGTGATACTACAATGGTTGATGCACTAGTAAAGCATTGCCAAGAGTTTCTAAATATTTTCAAAGGTGATAATAAAGAATACAAAATGTATTCTAAGGAAACTATCGATACAGATAGTGGTTTGAAAATTTACACCATTGAAAAACTTAATAAGAATTCTAAAGAAGTTTTGTTATCTAATATGAAAGATGCAAAACCTACTTTAGAAAATATTATTAAAGTAGGTATTGATATTCAAAACTTAGGCCGTCAAGCTCAAGAAGGTGATATTGATGCCTATAAAACTTTCGAGTTGCTCGAAAAAGCTTTTAATACTAGAACTTTATCTGGGATAAAAAATAGAATTAAAAGCAGAAAGAATTTATTACTTAAACATGAATGGAATGAAAAAGATATTCATGTAGAAGGAGAAATGAAGTCTCATTATGTAGCAACCGAAACTAATGTAACTTGTTTCTATGACAAT